ATTGCTTCGCATCGAAGACCAACTTGGTGAAGTAGCAGAATACCGTGGATTGAAATCATTCTACAACCTTAAAAAATAATCTAATTTCTAGATTAGAAGGCGTCAAGCCTTTAAACTAAGCACTTTGGGGCGCTTTCCCTTAGTGCTTTTTATGATTTAATACCCTTTTTACTACCCCTACTAATTTTTGGTATAGTAAGAGGGTAGCCCGGAAATGGGTCACCCTTATTTTTTATAAATTGCTGATAGCTGTTTCATAATTTGAGACGGCTTTTTTTGCATTCTCTTGGTTAGTATGCCAGTAAGTATTTTCAGTGATCATTAAATTAGAGTGGCCTAATCTATACTGAACATCTTTCGGGCTAGCCTGAGCATAGAGCATCATAGTAGTATGTGTATGGCGGAAACCATGAAATGATACATTAGTTACTCCAGCAGCATCAAAATGCTTATTTAGGCGTTTGCGTAAGTTACAAGCATAGGCATATTTTTCTGTAAATACAGAGAATACAACCGTTTCAGATCGGCCTAATTTCCAAGACTGAATTTGTTGACGGTTTTTGTATTGTTTCAGTAAAAGTAATGTGGCTTTGTCTATTGGTATATCTCGATAGCCAGCGCTTGATTTAGGTGAGTTTATTTCCTGATAGCGGTTTAGTGTCTTATTGATGCTGATGACACCGCTTTCTAGGTCAATATCAGACCATTCAAGAGCCAGAGCCTCACTAATACGGCAACCAGTGGCCAATAAAGTCTTATACAGGACAACATCAAATAAGTTCTCATAATTTGATTGATCCAGAGTGTCTAAATAATCAAGAAACTGTTTTAATTCTTTGTTGTCTAAGTATTTGACAGCAGCCTTTTCTTTCTGCTGTTTGCGTGGAACGATGACATCATTAGCTGGGTTGTATTGTATTACCTGGATAGCTACGCCATATTTCAAAATACGCTTATTCATGTTATGGAGCAAGGAGTAGTTAGCAAATGCCCCTTTTTCGCCTTTATTCGCCTTGTCAGCCCATTTGTTTACTTGCTGTTGAAGAATAGGCGTAGTGAGTTTAGATAGCTTGTAATCGCCAAATACAGGCAATAAATGCACTCTAACCAATCCATCCATAGATTGTCGAGTATTTGGTTTAACTGTATTCTTGTAACTATCCCACCAAACTTTTACAAGCTCATTGTATGTTGTAATTGTCGGCTTGTCTTTAACTGTATAGCCATTAGCAGCAAAAGTATTGATCGCATCACGCGCTTTTACTTTAACGCCCTTTTTAGTGGTTGCTGTAACAGTTGTACGGGCTTTCTTGCCCGTTAGTTGGTCAACGCCTAGATAAACACTAGCATAATAAACTCTTTGGCCATTCTTTTTGATTTTCTCTTTGATATTCATGTATTTGTACCTTTCTTTCCATCAGCAGGCAAGGCGCGTGGTTTTGTTAGGTATTTATACATGAGAATAAGATAGAGTAATCATTGTTTTTTAAATTCGGTAATCATTTTAAAAATAATTTCTTTATCTGATGAATCTAACAAAGAAAGATAGACTAGTAAATCGCTTTTGAGATATTCTTTTTTATCTAACAAAAAAGTTAGATACTTATAAAATTCAAAATCTGTCTCTTTGTTGTTTAGTTCCTCATATACTTTTTGACCATATCGATTTTTTATTTTTTCCCGGCTACTCCGTACTAAGATAGCCATATTTTTAATTTGCTGAACTTGAGGAAAAATTTCGCTATCTTGCTCAATATTGTCAGCTATATCAATTAGTCTTTGAGTCTCTTTATAAAATTCTTTTTCATCGTTAGGAAATTCAAAAGCAAGAGTTTCTTCATGATAACCTAGAAGATATGGGACGGTTACACCGAAATAATCTGCTAGAATTTGAGCAGGTGCAGACTTTATCGGTGTTTTATTTGCCTCCCAGTTTTGAACAGTCCGTAAAGTAACAGTAAAATCTGACTTATCATTTAGCATTTCTGTTAGAGCTTTTTGAGATAAACCTTTTTCTTGTCGCAATTTTTTTAATCTATTCATCAAGTAAAACCTCCTTTCAGAAATAATTATAACATATTTTTTTATTTTCAACGAAAAAAATTTCGCAAACCTCTTTACAACGAAAATAATTTCAGTTATAATCAAAATGTAACGAAAATAATTTCGTTTAAAAGGAGGTGAGAAAATGCTTATTACAAAGGAAATTGCTATAAAAGTCCGAAAAAAGCGGGCGGTTGAGTGTTTAGGGAAAGTTGCATTGGCTAAAAAGTTAGGTGTCACACCGCCGACTCTAGGAAAAGTAGAGCGTGGTGACTATGATGCCCCTAAGCGTATCTATGAGAGCGTGATGACTTGGCTAGTAGAAGAAATTTAAAGTAAGTAAAAAGCCATGTACAGGCGACCAAACCAACGTACACGGCTAAGGAAAAATAACAAAACTCAAGCAAAGGCAAGGCGCGTGGTTTTGTTAGGTATTTAGCAAGGGGACAAACCCCTTTGTAAATAGTCTCCTTTTATTTTATCAAAATTAGAGGAGAAAGACAACATAATTTATAAAAAGGAAAAATGGAGGATATAAATGGAAATTCTGTCTAAAGAAATACAGTTACAGGGTTTACAACTTCTTAAACAGACTCTTGAAACTTTAGTTGAGTTAGAAAAACAACGATCTAGTAAGTTAGATTTAATTTCTCGTAAAGAATTAATGAATCTGCTAGGTATAAGTGCTACAACCCTTGATAACTGGGAATCCCTTGGTCTCCGGCGGTACCAGCCGATGGATGGAGCTAAGAAAGTATTCTATCGTCCGTCAGATGTGTATTTATTTTTAGCAATAAAATAGGAGTTATGAAATGAAAATAGTTACTTTCAAACCAACTAAACAAATAGACGATGGGTTTTATCTACCAGGCATTGACATTCTATTTGTCTCAGATAAAGCAGATGCCAAGGGTACAGAAGATGTAATTTTATTTCTTTCAAGAAATGGGTTAAACAAGTCTTGAATGATATTAGAAAATAAAGCTACTATTCCACGGAGGAAATAGAGACAGCGACAGAGGTCGTTATAAAGGCCTCTAACACGTTTATAGAGACAAGTGGTAAATAATATTAACACACTAGCCAAAGCCGTTTTAGAGGCTAAAAAAGAGGCCAGAGGAGGCAATTAAAAAGCAAGCTAACCAGATTTATACAGGAGGTAGAACCGTAATGGAACTAGTCTATATGGACGGTAAAAAAGAGCCGTACACACTAAGTAGTATTATTGCAGAGTGTACAAACCTGCAACATCACACAATAACTAAAACGATCCGCAAACATCAAGCAAGGTTTGAGCAGTTCGGAAAGGTTGGATTTAAAATCCAAGCTACGGACAGTGGTCAGAGTACCAAGGACTATATTTTGAATGAGCAACAAGCAACCTTGTTAGTTACATTCTTAAAGAATACCGAGCAAGTGGCCAACTTCAAAACAAACCTAGTCAAAGCATTCTTTGAAATGCGTGAGGAACTTTCTAAATTTCGTCTGCAGAGGGCGCTAGAAAAGCCGAAAAGAAAAACCTTGCATGACAGTATAGAAACATGGCCTAATGCACCAAAGCACGCGCATAGCACCATGAACAACCTGCTACTAAAGGCAGTAACAGACATGAACGCTAAGCAGTTAATGGCAAGCCGTGGAGGAACAAACGGTATCGATAGCTTGACTAGTGAGGAGCTGGAGCAGTATCAGTCATTTGAAGATATGGCAATAGCCATGATTGAATTAAAAATGAGTTATCAGGAAATTAAGACAATGATGTTTAGAAGTAAAAAATAAGCTAAAAAATCACACCAACAAAGAAACAGAGGTAAAAACATGTTAGCAGATAAATTAGAAGCTATTTCAACAGATTTAGAAGAAATACAAGGAAGTCTTACAGGGGTTAGAAATATCATAGCTAAAAGAGCGATCAGTAGGGTATTGAATGACTTGGATGATGTCTACAATGAACTGACCAGCACAGAATACCATGAACAACAGCAAACGCTTAAGGAACAGACGGAAAGGATGAAACAGAGAGTAGTTGCTGAAGTAATAGGAGAACTAGAGCAAAAAGAACGGTCATTTTATGGAAATTATTGGGGTAACACTGATTTTATAAAACAAGTTTCTAGATTTGATGGATTTCTTTTCTTAAACGCTTATCTAGCGGAAATAACTAAAGAGAATGACTATCCTATGGATCAAAGTCAATTATTAAATTATGTATGGGAACTTTTGGCAGTTGATATTGCCAAGAAAAAACGAGGTAAAAAGAATCTCTTGGACTTATGGACAAGTTCGATTGAGTACACCCGTGGCATGATGATTCATGAGGAGGGTTAACATGAATGAATTAGATTTAACCAATACACAGTCGGTAATCTTTATGATGGTATTGATCGGCTTGCTGCTTTATTTAAACCACCGAGACCGCAAAAAAAGCGCCCATATTGAGCGAGAAAGCAAACAGATGATAGGAAACACCTAGCGAGGATTTAAACCCTTGCTACGGGCGTTATATTCAGCTTGCAGGAGTCAATGTATGGGGAGGCATTGAATGAGTTTAACAGATAATCACAAGAGAGTATTAAAACTAATAAAGTTAGAGAATTATAAATGAGCAAGGGAGAGGACGATGGCAAAAACAAAAGTCTATTTTTGGCTAAAAATTGATAAGAAATTTTTTGATAATATTTTTATCAAGAGACTAAAGACGGTACCTGGTGGGTACACTATGACAGTGATTTATATTAGGCTCATGCTAGAGAGCTTGGAAAGTGACTGTATTTTATACTATGAGGGCTACTTTGACAATCTCAAGGAAGAACTAGCACTAAAATTAGATGTATCAGAAGATGATATAGACATGACCATGGCATACTTTACAAAATGCGGTTTAATACAGATTGACGAAGATAAAAACGCAGAACTACCACAGGCAAAAGCCTTGGTTGAGAGTGAAACAAACTGGGCAAACTATAAACGTGAACAACGAAAAAAAACAAAATTGGAAGAAGTCCAACCATCTTTGACATTTTCCAACTCGTGTCCAACAGAGATAGAGAAAGAGATAGAGAAAGAGAAAGAGAAAGAGTTAGAGATAGAAGTAGATAAAGAACAATCAGCCACTCCCTCTACCCTCAATCAAGACTTTGTAAATCTCTATAAATCTTTTGAAGCTGAGACAGGTAAAGCATTATCACCGTTACAGATTCAAGAATTGCAGTATATGCTAGAAGATTTTAGCCCAGAGCTTATTCATGAGGCGTTAAAAGAGGCTGTCAGTCAGGGTAAAGCAAACTTTGCATACATCAAGGCAATCCTTAACCGTTGGAAACAGGACAATTTATTGACGGTGGAACTTGTTAGAAATAGCAGAGCAGCGCGTGAGGCTAAGAAACAGCAAACCAATCAACCAGAACCTATTAGCCGTGAGGAATGGCTAAAAACACGAACAGAAGAAAACCCATTTTAGGAGGGTAAGCAATGGAAAATAAATTTGAGCAATATAACAACAGAAAAATTAGTGAAAAGGTATGTGAGGTTCACAAGGTCAATTATTGGCAAATATCAACACCGATAAGAGGCAGTAAGGAACGAAGTATACAAGAGTTTTGCCCTGAATGTTGTCAGGAGCAAATAGATAGGCAAGAGCAAGAGGGAGTGAATAATAGCCTAAATGCTGAGACGTACCTAAAAACCTATAATGTGCTTATGCGAGACAGTACGATACCTAGGGAGCTTAAAGAGGCTAGCTTTGAGAATTTCATAGCTGAGACAGTCGAGGAAAAGCAACTATTAGAGTTTGGTAAAGGGCAAGTAAAGAAATACCTGGACGGTATGACAGGGAATACCCTATTTACAGGATCTACAGGAATAGGGAAAAGCCATTTGAGCGTAGCTATTGCTAAGGCTATAAACGAGGGCTACAAGACCAAAGGAGAGCCTAAGAGCGTGTTATTTGTCAATCTAACAGAAATTCTTAGACGAGTTAGAGAGAGTTTTAATTCTACTAGCCAAGAGGGCTACTACTCAAGAATGCTGAAAGAGGTTGATTACCTAGTACTTGATGATTTAGGTATAAAATCGGACAACGCTAGTAGTAAAGGTAAATCAGTCTGGGAAGAAGAGTTTATTTTTGATATTCTCAGCAATCGAGATAAAACCATTATTACTACAAATCTAAGCAGCTCAGAGATTGCTAGCTTGTATAGTGAACGAGTGGCCAGCCGTGTCAGAACTGGCCTAGAGGGTAACTTTTTCAAGTCATTCACGATCAAGGATAAGCGATACTCAATTAATCAGTTAAAAAACAAAGTAAAGCAGTTAAACTGAAGTAATTTTCTTACAAACCTAAACAAAACTAGACACTTTTCCTGGGGTGAGAAATCACCCTCTTAAAAAATTACTATGCTTTCCTCGACCAAACTAATCAAGCATAGTAATTTAATCAATGACGAAAAACAACTATTGGGTACATAAAAAGGGTAGTATTTTATAACACGAACCTTAAAAACCTAGTCAAATCAATAGACTAGGGATATTCAGATTATAATAAATTAAAATAAAGGAGTTTTAAACATGGATTTTAAAGATATTCAACCGATGGAATCAGTATCTGAATTATTAAGCCAAGGCTGGATAATTTTAGAGAAAGGTGGTATAATTAAAAAAATCAATAACCTAAGTCATGGTAGCGTTGAAATCCACTTTAGGGATGGCGTACCATATAAAAAGACTGAACATGTTGATAATTTAATTTAATAAAGATTGCTAGAGGAAGAACCCAACGCATATTTCAGAGCTTAAGCTTTGTTATGGTGTTGGGTTCTTTTCTTTGTCATAAGGAGGATTTAAAAATGACAACATCAAATGTACTACCAAAAATTCAATCTATTGTATCTCAAGTAAATACTAAACGTGATGCGATGGATGATTATAAACAAAAACTAGATACTGCCAAAAATGAATTAGAACAAGCTAAGAGCGATAGGGAAAAGAATTTCTCATTTGAAACTGACAACAAAGTTTCAGAATTAGAAAATTATATCTTACGAGTTGAGAGTCGATATAACATCTTACAGCGTGAATTTGATGAAGATGTACCTAGTAAATTACGTGAAGTAGAAGAGTTGTATAATGCTTATTTAATTGAGCAATGGGGACAAAATGAAGAAGTTAAAGAACTGACAAAGCGTACACTGGACAGTTTTAAAGAAACAGTTACTTTGCTAGGACTCTACACAAAGAAGCCATCCGAGCTTAATAAACAAGTGCTACCACATGTTGTTAATGACGATTTTAGAAAGGCTTTCAAAGGACAAACGACGTTTATTGGCGCTGATAATCATTCATTAGCCAATGGAGTACCATTGGACTATGATACTTACCAAAAGTTGTACACTGCTGGGCGTGCTTTAGGGGTTAATCTTGGATGATCTATAAGAGGTATCATACGGCATTAGTGTTTATACTTGTTTTGCAGCATTTACTAAAAGATACCAAATTAGAAGAAAAAGCTTTTAATTTGTATGCTGATATTTTAGAACTTGAGCAAGTTCCGAAACATCAAATTAAATCGGCCAACCTATACGCCAAGCGCATTGTACAAGCTTACGATGGAGGGGAAATTTTGCCTCCGTCACCATTTACACAATCGCAGAGACTAAAACAAATAATCAGTAGGAGTATTAGTAAAGTGATTGCATATTTGACTGGATAAAGGAGAATTTTTTCTTTAATTTTAGGAGGTAATAGATGGCAGGAAATGAAAATGATGGCCTTACATCCAAACAAATTAAATTCATAGATGCCATGCTTACCGAGCCAACGATAGAAAAAGCGTGCCAAAAAGCAGGGGTGTCAAGGGCAACAGGTCATAAGTATCTAAAAGTTGCAGCAGTTAAAAAGACATTGAGACTAAAACAAGATGAGATGATGGATAAAACTACACGGATGCTATATCTAGCCTCATCCAATGCTGTTTCTGTACTCAATGATATTATGATGGATGACAAGGTTAACCCTTTTATAAGAACTCAAGCAGCAAAAGCTATACTTGAACAATCATATAAAACTCATGAAATTTTTGGAGTAGTAAGACAAATTGAAGAATTGAGGTTAGAAATTGAGGAAGTATCTAAAGGAAATCAAAGAGTTACAAGAACTCAAGGAATTATTAAGTAGTAGAAATACGCCTGAAGTTATCATTGTCGAGGGTAACGATGATCTGGGAGAATTTTTCCAGGTTGATGGTGAGTTATTTAGTGATATTGAACTTTTAGAAAACCTTAAAAAGTGGCGTGAATGGGAAGTGCAGGTTATCGTTGATGATTGGTGTAACCGTAGTCTAAATGAAGATGAAACAGGAATCTTATATTTTCCAACGCATGAGGATAAAATGGACTATATCCGATTTAACAAAGGTTTAGAACCGTTATATCACGCGCTAGATGAACCTTATACAACAATCTCAAAAAGTGAGTGGTTAAAGATATTAGATTAATAATTTAGGAGGTAATCATGCCAAAGAAGAAAATTGAGCGTATTTCAGTAATTCACAGAGAAAAAATTTTATGGCTCAAGTGGTATTTTATGAGAGATAAAGAAAATCCTAAGTATAGTGTTCTTGAGCGTAAAATGTTTGATGCTGCTAAAAAGCAAGATCTGCTTGCTTATAAAAAATACGCTACGATTAAACAGATAACAGATATTAGGGTACAGACAAGTGAAGACGATATTTTAACGGCCATTAAAGAGGTCTATGTGTATAATCACATGAATGTTATCGGAGCTTGTCAACGGATATTATTTGTTAGTCAGTCGCCAGCCTATAACAAGCTGAATAAATGGTTTGAGATATATTCTGATTTGTATTTTAGTGTTGTACCTTTACCCAATATGGGAGCATATCATGAGTTGGTAGATATCTAGTTGATTGTATGATAAAATATAATAAACTTCAAAAAAAGGAGATAAACTTGAAGATTAAGCAAAAATGGGAACGTAGATCATTTGGAACGGATTTTATCGCTAAAGGTTTATTTTGGATAATTCTTTTTGTGGTTATTCTTTTTGGCTTTAACTATCTAATCTCTGGAAATTTTTATGCCTCTGAATTTTGGGATATGGTCGGAGGGGTGCTCGCTTTAATAGCTGCATTCATAGCATTAATTGTTTTTTCTAGACGAGCACTGATAGAGGGGTATTATATTAGTTCGTTAGATCTTGCAATGGCAATATTTTATGACGAAATTGAACATGATCCTTATTTTTCAAAACGTTATCATGAAATAAATGAAAAATATGCTGATAATGATATTGAACGAGTAAAAGCATTAGAGCCGTTACAAGAACATTATTGTTATATTTGCTTTAAACAGTACATTGAAGAAATGAATTGGTTAGAGAAATTTATAATTTGCTTATATAGTGTATTCACAATCGGAGAATTTTCGCTTTATATGGAGCTATCTAGAGCTAGAAAAAGAAAATGGTTTGGTCATAGTGATAATGATTTTTTTTAATAGTAAAAAAGGCATCTAGAAAGATGCCTTTTCCCTTGCCTGCTGAACTCGTCAATTCTATTACCTTTTTTGTTACCCTTCAAAAATACCCTACTTGTTTGTACCTTGTCACTTTTACTATATTAGACAAAATAAACTCTTTTAAATTGTGCATTTTTGGGGTACTTTGTTATAGGTAGATAACCTTAAAAAATAAAATAGTTCAGTGAACTATTTTATCCCGAACCTTGAAATTCAAAAGTTCGGCCGTTGATTTAACAACGTTTTAAGCCCCTCGGATTTTATCCGAAGGGCTATTTTTCTGTTCAGGGGTAAGTAATCGTTCAAAAGATTCTAGGAGAAGTATAGAAAAAAGAAGGTAAAATATTACATAGAATTTTTATATAAAGTGTTGATGAAGCTAATGGTATGAAGCATTTCTTTCAATAGAATTGAGAAAGAAAAATAGAAATCTAATTTAATAATAGTCCAGCCTATATAAATTATTAACGCAAATCACGTAGTAAAGCCATTGTCGATTGTCTTATAGCCGAAGGAATTTCATCTGATTTATTTGATTCATTCACAGTATAAAGCATGTTAGCTACCAATCCTGTATCTAGTTTAAATTTATCACTATACTTACGTTTCTTAGAATCAGAATATGTAATTTTTACAGTAACAATTCCTTTGTAGTTATTATGTATTGATGAAGTAAATTTTTGACCTGGAGCAATCATGTTTCCAATAAGAGATTTAAAACGGTGTTTATCGTTTAACTGGTCAAGATCATCTTCTATTTCTATATCTTCAATATAAGCTGGAGTTTGACCGAAATTTTTGAAAGTATAGACTCTTTGCTGTAATTTAACTGCGTATGCATCAATATAAACATTGATATATGGTTTTGCCATATCTTCAGTTGCCTTCTTAGTCTGCCAGAGGGAAATGGTATTAAAAATAAAACCGATGATAGAAATTGCGACAGTAACATATAAGGTCCAAATTTGGACGTTGTCATTCGTAATAATAGGCATGTTGGTTTATCTCCTTCGTTTATGATAATAAGCTAATTATAAATAATAAGGAAGAGCATGAGTAAAAATGTAAATAAAAATATGATTCAAATTCAAACATGTCTACTCATGCTTAGTTTAACTCGAATGAAATTATCTAAAAGAGTTTATTTGAAAAATCTGTAATTTCTAAATTATTGCATTGTAGGAAAACTAGCGACAATATTAAAAAGAATGTTTCATAAAGGTTAAAAATTTAATACTTCTATTAATCTTTGAAATTTTAGTAAAAGAAGTTATTCCGACAAACAAACTTTATAAAAATCCTCACCCAAAGGTGTAATGTCTATAAGTCCCTTCTGAATATGTAATTTTTCATTGTACTTTGTTTTAATATAAGATGTTTTATAAACTTCAGTTAAGGGATTATTATCTAGAAATATATATCGTTCTTCGCTCGAAAGCCAAGATGTGAAATCGATTTTAATTAAGCCTAATCTTTCAAGGTTTGTAATGGAGGAAGCATTTCTATCAAAATCAAACATTGAATTATCAAGTGATGATTCTATTCCACAATCACTATCATGAGGGATAAAAATGAGCGGTTTCAAAAGACTCTGACCACCCATTTCGTGTTGTAGTAGATACTTAGCAACTGGACATCGTTTTCTTTGAGCAATAAACTTTAAATTTCTAGCATCTAAAGGGCTGAGTTGTTTTATAATTTCAACAAAAGAATGATGTAATAACGGATTTTTTGAAGAATCAAATGATGCCGCTAATAGTGTTGCAAAAATTTCTCGTATATCTTCTTCCTCAATGTAAAATTTTGATGCTTCCAATGCAGGTCCTAATATACTCATTTTAGGGTCTTGTATATTTTCTATAGGTATTTGTTCGATCTTCTCAGTTAATGCTTTAACGTATCTCTCATTATTGTACTTACGCTCTTCATTTTTTCGTAGTAGGAAACCATCAAGAGGGCCAAAAACATATTTCCATGCTTCATTAAAAGTGTTAGCAGGAGCCTCGGCTCCCTTTGTAGCCATGGTTGTAGCAAATGAAGTTAAGATTGTAGGTAGCAAATCGGTCATAATAAACCTCGCTTTTTATTTTTATTATACCAAAATACAAAAGAAAATCTAATTGATGTTATTTAAGAAATACAAATTAATACCAGTTATAGTGGGTGGATGGTTTACTTATGGAGGCAATAAGAAAATTGTAAAATACGGAATATTTGATAGCAGAGAAGGCTAAAATCTAGGAGATAACAAATAGAAGCTATCTTGATTTATTGACGATTCGACATATAAGGTAGTTTTTATTAACTATAAAGTCTTACTTACCTCTAGCCCCTCGGATTTTATCCGAAGGGCTTTTTATGTGCAATAATCAAAAATGAAAAATAACTTATGGTATAATAGACAAAAACACTTGTATTAGAAAGCAATTATGTCTAAAGAAATTGATATTGAGTACTACCACCAGCTAGCCTTGCAAAAGCAGAAGGAACACCGTAAAGTTTTAGCCAATCTAAAGAAAAAGCCACCAAAAAATCTAGATAAGATAGTCCAGCAGATTCACCAAGAAGTTTTTGAGGAGATTGATTGCACTGCCTGTGCTAACTGTTGTAAGACATTGGGACCGGACTTTAAAGAAGCGGATATTACACGAATCGCCAAGTATTTTAAGATGAAATTACCAGCTTTTGAAGCGGAGTTTCTGCAGGTAGATGAAGATGGGGACAAGGTTTTCAAATCTATGCCTTGTCCATTTTTAGGAGGAGATAATCTCTGTTCCATCTATGATGTTCGTCCAAAGGCCTGTCGTGAATTCCCCCATACAGATCGCAAAAAGATCCATCAAATCAACCATTTGACGATTAAGAATACTTTGACCTGTCCAGCAGCCTATCTCTTTGTTGAGAAGTTAAAGGATAAGTTATAGAGATTTAAAGGATAAAAAATTTCTAATAATAACTAACAATATGAAGGGAGTACTCCTGTGCCTAGACCGAAAACAAAAGAGGAGCTAGTGCTGGCCTCTAAGGAAAACTATGAAAAGCTCAATCGTTTCATCTCCCAACTAAGTGAAGATGAGCTACAGACTCCATTTGATTTTTCAAGAGACCAAAAGAAAAAAGAAGCTCACTGGAAAAGGGATAAGAATCTACGGGATGTCTTGATCCATCTTTATGAATGGCAGCAGTTGCTTTTGACTTGGATACATTCTAATCAAGAAGGTCACGAAAGACCTTTTCTCCCTGAATCTTATAATTGGAAAACTTATGGAGAAATGAATGTCGCTTTTTGGAAGAAGCACCAGAAAACCTCCTTAGAAGAAGCGACTAGACTCCAAGAACAATCACATAGGAAGGTTTTAGAGTTGATAGAAGTTTTTAGCAATGACGAACTCTTTACCAAAGGTGTCTATAAGTGGACAGGTGGGACAAGTCTAGGTTCCTACTTTGTCAGTAGTACCTCCAGTCATTATGATTGGGCTCTGAAAAAACTCAAAGCACATCAGAAGAATTGTAAAGGATAGATGGACTATTTGAAATAGAAAGAATGAGTTCTTTTAAACGTAAGATAAAAGCAAAGGGCTATCAAGTGATGTAGCCCTTTTGAGTTATACAAGCAAATTACCATGCAAAAGCTGTCGTTGGAGCATTGAGCGCTTCTAACCACTGTTTATTTTTTACGGGGCAAAGAGTTACGGA